TTTGACTTAGAAAGGATCGATGACAACTTCGTGGATCAAGTCTTAATGACTGCGTTCATGTCGCGCTATGTCATAGACAACAAGCTTCGTGATGGAGATATATTCGGAGCACTCTTGGATGTATCGTTACCGCCAACCGGTGCGCTTGAAAACCTAACCAAGGATGCGAAGAACGTGCTGTCATCACTCTTCACAGACGAAGAGATCTCAAGCAAGTCAGCAAGAAGCGTACCCCTAATCGGGCGCGCTTATTACAACTTGCTTGGCGGTGGTGCTGAAGAATTCTTGGAGAGAGAAAAGAATCGCTAACCTCTAGGTAAGCGCCTGTCATCCTCAGTGATGGCGGGCGTTTTGTTTTCCTCACTCTCTATGAGGAAGTCGCAAAAGTGTTTTATCTTTCTTAGATCCTCGACACCACCCTTGTCTCTCCATCGAGAGATGTACTTGATGATCGACCCCTCACAGAACTGCATGTTATTCGCGAGGATGTATTCAATAGGTTGGATCTTTAGCTTTTTGTAGTGGTCACCCGCTACCTGATGGTCTGTCGCACTCATACGTCCCACTCCTTAATGAACACCCCGTTCGGCTGCATCTTTCCTTTGCGATCTTTGATGTCGTCGTATGCGACCTGTAAGCATTCGGCTAAGGTGGTCTCATGCATCAATGCTATATTGTTTAGCACAACCAAGCAGTCGCCTATATCGTCCTTCACATCCCTACCTTTTGCGAGGTTGTCTGTGAGCTCTCCTATCTCTGAGACTAGCTTTAGTCCCTGCACTTGAGGGCTACTGTATTTTAGGATCCCGCGCACCTCGCTCCACCGAGTGCACATGTTAATTAACTGATGTATATTTATGTTCAATGTAAAACCTCCGAAGATACTGTGTGCATGTAGCCGCCTTTGCGGATAAATGTTTTGTAGCGATTAGTCATTGAGTCAGTTGATGTTATGAACGCATGCATCTGTTCGAGCGCCATAGTCATAGTGCATACCGCATCACGGTCATCACCCTCTGCCTCGGTTATAAACTGTGTAACCCAATCATCTAGCTCATCGATATCCATTACCTCAAAGCTAACTTCTATTTCGTCATCCATTATTTTAGCTCCTTAAATTTACTTACCTCAAAAAAACAACACGGCTCTATATCGTCGGGGTCGTTCCTGTCTCTTCGTCCCGCAATCTTTAACGTGAACTCTGCTTCATCTAACCTGATCATATGGATCTTGCCATTCGCTGATCGTACCGCGAGGAAGCATGGCAGCCCTGTCGATTGATTCAGGTTCTTCGCCTCCATCACCTTGGTAAGCGCGATGAAATAATACGGGTAGTCCTCAATGTTTTTCGTGCGGCACTTCACCTCCACGAATCCACAAACAACATTGTCTCGCGAGATAGCGTAATCAATCTGCATTCTTCGCGGCATCTTGTCAGTGTCGCACCCCCAAATAGCAGCCACCTTGCTTGCGACTTCCGCCTCATTAAGAAGCGACTCCTGTGTTTCGTATGCCGGTCTACCCATTACTAGTCCCCTATTCTTTTTCGGTGATGCAGGATCAGAGAGTTAAACTCAGACAGCAAGTCCTCGTAGTCTGCCTTGTATCGTTTCACAGGCGTGGACTTGGTTGCGATCATCTCTTCGACGTAATCTCTGCCGTACATATCCTGCATCCAAAGCGTGTACGATTGGGCGGCGGAGCCGTGAGCCATGCCCCACATATTGCATGCTCGGCATTGCGGATGTACGTTCTCGATAGAGAGGGCGTGATAACTGCTGTTACCCTTCGGAATGAAGTGGCCACCCTGCATATCTTTATAATGGTTTGTCACGCCGCACGAGACGCAAGAGCAATAACCATTATCATCGGAGGCCGCTAGCCTAGCTAGCTTTTGTACGGCCTTGTAGCACTCCTGCTTGAGCTGTGCTGATGTCTTGGTTTTTGGTTTAGACTTACGCTTAACTCGCCTAGCTGCCGCTCTTGGCATCCCAATATCTCCCATCGCTGAGGGCAAGCATAGTCCTCTCCGCCCTGATTTGACTAGCCCGATCCATCCTGTCGTACCGCACCTTGATTAATGCCAAGCTAAAAAACTTAGACTGTGGAGAGTAAACTCCTAGCACTGCTTTCACATCATCAGGCATACCGTACTGTAACTTTTCTTGTAGCGTCATAGGATTACTCTCGAAAAAATAAGTGTCGGCCTATCTTACGACCAAAGGTTAAGCCATCCACCCAATACGGGGATACATCATCACGATGATAGTAGGTAGAACCACCCGTAATGTCCACCAAACGGGGGTGATTTACCGCGATACTGAGGGCTAATGTGTATGCCCCTTGGTCTAGTATTACTTCGGGCTTGCCATCGCAGTAATAGCTGAAATGGCACTGATTACGGAGCATGCTGCCCCGCCATGACCGGCCTTGTTTAACTACATCGCAAGGAGTGTCGGGAAATCTAGGTGATGCGACCCGATTCATGATGGTATTCGCTACTGCGACCTGCCCATCTAATGGCTCAGACCTAGCCTCGAAGTAAATTGCCATAGCGATACAAGCGACCTCAAGCATCGGGCTTCCTCCCTGCTTTCCTGTGATGAAATCCTACCTCGATGTGTCTGCGCTTAGGCTTAGGTGCACCGCCGTGCTTCTTGCGCACCATGTACTTATCATTGAATGGGAAGACGTAATACAAAACCCGCTCATCATTCGCGCACCATTCAGCTTCCTCCAACGCGCGGCTAAAGTCATCGAAGATAATCATTTGCGCGAGGGGAACGGGACGTAAACATTAAACTTAGTGCTGAGCAGGTGGCTCAGGTGCTTGTGTATCTCGTCGTAATCAGAGGCCGACACATCTGAGCTAGACTTCTCGCCCGTGACCGCTGACTGAATCGGCTTCCACAAATACTCTTTGACGAGCTCGGTAGTCCACGGTATCTCAGCGTCTTGCTTGAGGGTTTTCTTCATGTCCAACCCCTCGGCGTTTAGTTTCTCTGACATCAGTCGGCAGTACACATGCAGTGCGTTGTTCTGCTGCGAGGTTCTAGTCTTGCCCGCCTTCCACTTGAGGGTGACGTACTTCTTTTCTTGGTATAGATTCGTGATGTGCTCCACGAACATCTTGAGTGCGTGGTCGCTGTTGACCACCCAAAACTCCCCTTGATTAATATCTTTCATTTGTTCTTCGCCCCTTTAAACGAGATATCAAATACTGTTTTCTCTAGCGAGTGCTTGGTTGAGAATGTTTGCGGCGGATACACTGTGACGCTGCCGCCCTTGGCTAGGTACATCTTGATATCGTGCGCCAATTCCTCGCGTGTCTTATCGTTACTCCGTGTCGGCTGCGCCATCTTGTTCTCCAAAACTAACAACCTCATCGAGCGATAACCCTAGCGCGTTACACGCCTTGATAAAAGTGTCGGCTTGCATATTCTTTTGCGCGAGCAGGTGTGAGTAGTTCGATCTATCCCACCCGATAGCGGCTGCGATGTCTTTGTAAAGCAGTCCCGTCTTAGTGTGGGCAACCCTTAAACAATTTCCTATATGAATACTCATTCATGATTTCCTTACTGTGTCACGGACACGTTTTTGTAAAATCTGTCCGAAATGATGGGGGGCTTTCACCCCCGACCATCGCGTGTGGCAGAAGTACTTGTGCCACACAGGATTAAAACGGTACGTCATCCAAAGAGATTGGAGCCGCAGGGGCTGATGGGGTAGACGCTCGAGTTGCACCACCCTCTTTCTCTTTGACCGACAGGCTAAAGAACTTAGTGCCTGACTTAGATTCTTTCAGCCATGCGTTCAGCCAAAAGTCAGTGCCGCCCACGTTGATCGAACCGTTGTAGTCCGAGTGAGTTTCTTTTTCCTTGCGGTCATTCTTGAATAGCACGCCACGGTTAGTATCGTCAAAGTCTGTCATTTGTTTTTCTCCTTAGTGAAAAATTTATCTACGTTAACTGCAATTAAATCAACGGCCTTCGAGATGTTCTTCTCGAGTGCTGTGATGTACTCCTCGTCACGCTCAACACGAACGATCAAAGGTTTCATGTCGGGGTGATAGGACATAAAGTCCCACCACTTCCTGCCGGTTATCCAAAGACAACCCATGACCTGCTGATAGTATTTAGATGGGAGCTTGCCATCGCGAAGGTACGATACATGTACCGCTCCGCTAGGGCATTTGATCTCTAGACCACCCTCATCCCCTACCAATCCATCGGGCGAACAACCTGCCCGCATCGTATCGTGTAAGCAGAATCCAACCTGCTCAACCACGACATCATTCATAAACTCATAAGCGATTCTCGCCTCGGGCTCTAGCTCAGTCCCGCGAGCCATGTGCTCGTTCTGATAGAAGGGAGTGGGCTCACCCGTGAGATCCTCGGCGATTAGCTGATTGATGTAGCCGTCAGCTTGCGTAGACCACGCCCCCTTTGTCGTTACTATCTTGGCGAACATCGAGGCCGAAGGCGTCGCTAGCCTATGCTTCAACCACTCTTCAGATCCCTGCTCGCACTCTATTTTGCGCATGACTGCCTCCATAACTTTTGCATGTTGGCGTAGTACTCGACGCACTTCTCGCACATCATTTGACTGCGCCTGATCTTGGCTCCACACCCATCACACGGGCGCCCACTAGGTAACGACTTGCTCATAGCTTGCTTTCGAGCATGGCCTTTGCACGGGCAAACTGAGGGGCGGGCAGGGCTGCAATAGATTCACACTTGAACACCTCGCAGAATTTTGGCAGGTCACTGCCTGTCTTCGTGATGAGTGCGGAGATAGTCTTGGCCTGTGCTGCGGTAATAACCTGTGGCGCTGACTGCGTGGCAGCATTGCCGTCGTCATCCTCGGCAGGTATACCGGCGATAGACTGTAGTGCATAGCGGCGAGCGTAGGTGATAGCAGATCCCGCTGCTTGCGCGTCCATCTTGCCTAGCGGTATGAAGAATGATTGCTCGAGCCACTCACCTGATGAGTGCATGAGGCGTGTAGTCACCCCGACCGAGTTCTCGCCACTGACAGGGAACTGAACATAGCTCAGACCGTGTGCTGCGAAAGGCGCTTT